ACTCAATTCCTTTCGGCCGCAACACCCGAAAGGAATTGAGTAACTGTGCTGTACATAGTCATGTTGATCTCCAAAAGGGGTGGGGCCGGTTTCCCGGCCCCCGTGGGTTAAGACAACGTCTTCGAACCGACGTTACCAACAGCCATCCAGCCCGCATTTTCAATCATAACGGCCTTCCACCAGATCGTACCGGCGTATCCGCGCTGACCAAACGGATCAGACTTGGACTTGGCACCCGGAGGAATGAACGTGGGGTCCATCGACTCCTTGCCACGCAGAGCAATCTGGCTCCAAGCGTCCTGCGCCGTCACGATGAACGGATACACGTCGATGTTGCTTCCGGTCGTCGAATACAGGCCGGTAGCACCAACGGCAGCGCCGCCATCCTGCACAGCGGGAAGATCCGGCGAAGTGATAAAGCGGAAGCGTTCCACCTTACCAATTTCGTTCGGCATCGGGGTGCCCGACGCGTACTTCTCGGCCGGAATAAAGCCAGCGATATCGCGGATATCCGGCTCCAGATCGGTATGGCAATACACCGTGTAGCCTTCAGCGACGGCGTCCGTGCCGAAGTTGCCGGAAGCCGACAGCATCTTATTGACAGGCTTACCGTGGTTGGCCTGCAAGTTCTTGGCGATCTTGCGGACCAGACCCAGCGTAAGGCCACCATTAACGGTCGCAAGGGTGGTGCCCGTGCCGCCGTAATACTGGTTGGTGCTGGCGCGGAGAGCCCCGTAAATGATCATTTCGTTAACGAACGTCATGCGTTCGCCAACCTGCTCGACCATTGCCTTGGGAATGTCATCTTCGTACAGGTCGTAGGTCTTGTCGGTAAAGCCGTACAGGCAGGAATACTGCTGCATGACCACCGTGATATCGACGGGAGTGATGCTTTCCGGAGACGGAGTAACGCCTTCCGAAGTCAGATGAGCCTGCGTAATGGCGGTATCGCGAGCGCCCGTGCCGTTCTGAAAGAAACGGTTCTGGCTGTTCGCGTTGGTGGAGGTCGCACCGTAGGGCAAAAACCGACGGGCAACGTAGGTGTCGCTGCTGTTCTTGGGCATTTTGACCTGACGGCCACCGCGACCAAGGCATTCCAGCGGAACGGCGTGCGAAAGGATTTCGCCCTTAAACTTGTTAATTCGGCCCGGAGTTAGGGCAAAGGTCTGCATAGCCATAGTAAATTCCTTTATCTGCCAGCAAAGCCAGCGTTAAAATCATCATCCGCGTCGGGGGTTTCCGAACGTCGGCCGTCACCTTTAGGCGTTATAGCGTCTCGTATAAGCGTCTGGCGAACGGACGGTTTTGGAATGCTAGACCTAAACTTGTCTATAGAACGGGCGATTACCGAAGCAGAGTTGGTGGCGTTCAGCTTTTGCTGATAATCCACCGGTTGCTTGTTTAACCACTGGCGATAGTCAGTTTTAGAGTCAGGCGTTCCTACTAAATCCCGCCACTGAGGATGTGCGTCCTCAAGGGCTTCTGTTTCCAAAGCAATTACACGAGCATGAACTTTTTCGTCTATGTCTACAGGATTAGCGGGGTTTGTTCGTAAGGTCTGAGCAAATTTCTGGAACGATTTCAACTGCATAGCAGCTAGTTCCGGAAAATCCTCGGCCAGATCAGAAACAACATCGTCCGTTAAATCCACTGCGGGTCCAGTAGCGGTGAGCTGTGTAAGCGTCCGTTCAACTCCGCCAAGTTTTCCAAAAGCCGTATCAAACTGTTTCTGATACGCAGTTCGCATCTCGGAGATGCTATCTGCGTTTGACTGAAACTTTTTGTAGTCGTCTTCGGTTACTTGAACATATTTGGGGCCTGTGTCTTCTACCGGCGCGGGAGGCGTAGGTATCGAATCGTCAAACCCCATTTCGAATTGCAGATCGTCTTTTACAACAGCCTCATCAGCCATTAAGAACTCCATTAGAGACAGACGGCCTATTCGGTGGTCTGTTAGTCTAGTAGCGGAACCGCCCCGTAAGAGAGCAGCGCCTTTACTTCGGTTATCTGACCACGAATAGTCGCAGTTTGCAATGCGTCTAGTGGCCCGTCATTCTTTGCCCGCAAAATAAGCATGCGGGCCTGTAGGTGTTCGTCCAACTTACGCCAGAGGGGGTGGTTTCGCTCCCCGTCGGTTAGAATCATCTCAAGTTCTCCAACTTGTAGATGGTGGTCAGGTAAAGACCGGTCAGACCGTCAACCAAGTTGGCTACAGCATTGGAGCCCATAGCGATAAGCTCGCGGTTAGCCTCTATCCAATCGGCCTCGCCCTTCATCCAGACAAGAAGATCCTTGGGGTCTTCCGCCAGAACAATCTCGGGGTCTGCCAAACCCAACAAACCTTGGTGCGTTTCGACAATGGCGTCGATATGGTTAGGGAGCTTTTCGTAGAACTTATTCAAAGCCTTATGCTCAGAATAGCTAGTTGTGCGCCAATGCGCCCGGTGCGCTATATCCCGCGCGGCAAAAACCCGTCCTATGAGTTCTTGTATCATTGTTCGAATGCCCGCCCGTTAGCCGCGCGCCCCGGCGGTTCGGCCGCTGGCCGAGCTACTTGCTTATTTTTATGCAAATCGACGGCGTGGCTCACTCCGGCTAGCTGCTTCTGCGCCGCCAAGGTCATAGCCGTTTTGGCCAGCATAGCCTTCACATTCTCAAGGCTGATTTGGTGCCGGTTGGCGTACTCAAGCAACGCCAATTCCCGTTTGACCTCTATCTCACGCATCCGCGTTTCGGCGACAATTCGAGTGCGTTCCTGCTCCGATTGAACGTAAACCGTGTCCCGATCCGTATCGACCTTGATCTTCTGCATCGCCACATCACGGTTGGCTTTACCGTCTTGTTGCATCGCAGCAAGTTTGGCTTTGTCCGTATCGGCGCGAATAGTCGCGACCTGTACGGCAGGCGGCGGCGGGGGTGGCTGCTGCGAAAGCTGGGCCAACTCGTCGTCTGTGTACTGTAGCTCGCGGGGGTCCAACCGCTTGGACTTAGCCATCAACTTGAACCACTTCTTGGGGTCCACGCCAAACGCAGGGTCTTTGGCCATCTGGGCCATCTGCATGATGGTTTGGTCCTGAATAGCGCGCTCTACTAGCGCCACGGACCCGTGAGCGTCGATATGAAAATCACCCTTCTCATCTTCTGAAATCGAGGGGTCTAACAGAAGCCATTCGTAATACTGCCGAATGACCGGTTCGGTGATGTAGTCATCGAACGCGTACCCAATACTACGCAGAAGCTGGTTAGCGTTGTTGTTCTGAAGTTGGGCCGCACCAAAAGTATCGGGTGTCGTCTTGCCCGACTGCCCCTGTGTAATCAAAGGGATAGAGGTTGATTCTTCGGCAAGCCTAAAAGCGTACTCAACAATAGACATCAACTGAGGCGTCATGTTCGGTATGACGATTGAGGTAAAGGACTTGCGAACGTCGTCGCTTACCGAGTCAGCCACCTTGTACCAGATCTTGTCCGGCAACAGCGTCCAGCGCCCGTCGCCGGGAACAATTCCGCCTTGGTCAATGATGAACTGACAACCGGCGGATTTACCCGCGTTGTTCAGTAGAGCCCGCGTCGCGGCGTTAACCATGCGCTGGGGCATTCTCACTTGTTCGCTTACGCCTACACCGGCCCAGTGGCCCGGTCGCCGCTGCCAAGGAACCGAATGGTAGGGAAAGGTACCCGAATCAAGCGGGTTGATAGTCGCGCGAATGACTGAGTCGTTGACCAGCGTTACAAGAGCGTACACTTCGGTCTTGTCTACATCGCGTGTAGACCCCGGCCGACAACGCTCCATCTCTTCGCGCTTCAACGAACCGTAATAATACCAAACTTCAAAACGATTTTTACCGGAGTGTTCATCCGGACGGCCGGGATTATCTACACTGATCTTGTTCGGTCCTTCCTTGAGAACCTTGTCAATCTGATCCGACAGATACCCGTCCAGACCCTTCAGCTTTCGTAGCTGACGCGCGGATAGATAATCGCGTTCAAAAATATAGTCGCCGTCCTGAACATTCTCACCGCAAGCAGGGTCTGGGTAGATGTTCCACACATCAACCCATTTAGTGGCGGGCGCAATCCGCTCTGTTATTTGCAGCACGTTCTTTGTCATAGCCATACCCTTAACAAGTCTAGGGTACGGAGCCTTCAGCACGCCCACGCCAACGCGGGCGGCGTCGAAAATAACCTTACGCATTTCCGACGGATACTGGCACTCGACCATCCAGTCGTAGATGCGTTTCTCGGCGGCTTTAGCCTTCTTTGAGGCGATCTCCATTTTCTCTTCGGCGAGATCTTTTACTGTAAGGGGGCCGTCTGCCTTCTCTAACGGAACGCCGTTATGCACGACTTGGCTTAGATCAGCCTTGCCCTTGATAAGATCCGGTATTGGAGTGGGGGATAGACTGAACGCCTTGTCGTCGATAGGCAGAAGAATCTCGCCCAGCTTTGCCGAACCGGCGTCTACATAGCGCGAGGTTAGCCGAACAAAGACAGAGGACTTAACCTCTTCGGATACGTCGCGCCGCGATGTGGTAATCGGCCCGTCCATATTCTGGGGCTTCATCCAGCGGGCGGAAGCAAACTCAGCCCGATTAGCGTCGTCGATGCCCAGATAAGCTTCTTCCGCTTCTAGCCAAGTGTCTTCTATGCCCGACTGTTTGCGCGCGCTTTTGGCTTCGTCGCGTCGTGCAGCAATAGCCAGCCCGATAACGCTAAGACTAACGGCATCCCGGTACTCTTCTGCGTCTAGTAGATTTTGAATCTCTTCGGGCAGTTCCATTAGACGGGCACTTCTTCCCACTGGAACGACGCGGCCAACGACGCAGCGCCGGAAGCCGTAGAGGTGTAAATGGCCGCATAAGCGCCCGGAGGCAGAATGAGCGAGCCGCCCATATCAAAGATAGTCTGGTTCTGCGGTGTCGTGGTAATTGCGCCCGTCAAACCAGCGCCAAATACCGTATGCAGAGCGGGCGTTCCGACAAGCGTCGCCGACAACGCGCACTTGCCGCCCGCCGTAACACCCGAGCCAATGTTGCTGGACGCTCCCGGAGAAGCCGCCGCGCTGGCGGTGACGATACCAGCCGCCGCGTACCCCACCATCAAACCAATGGTAGACGCCGCAGGAAAGGCCACCAGAAACGAGTAGCCCACATTGCTCACCGCTAGATTAACGGCCGTGCCCGCCGGGTTGTACAGGCACAAACCCGTATACGTCGTCGCAAGACCTACCGTGGTGATCGACGGCGTAGCGCCGTTGGAGCCAAAAAAGGTGGCTTTGCGGTACGTCGCCTCGTAGAGAGGCGCGTGGAGATTTACGCTGTAGTCTGGTGCGGACATGTGATTTACCCTAATGCGCCCATAGACGCGTCAAATGTTGTGAAACTGGGCAATACTTCCAGCGGTGCCCTATCTCCCGCATTGCGTATCTTATCCACAATCATACCTAAACCTCTAAAAGCGTCTGCGCCATGACTGTATTCATCGTGTACCGGCGACGCTGGTTCCCCTGTGGATACCGGAACCGACCGCCGATAACGCTTCAAACAATCAACCAACCGAGCGCATTTAACTTCGTCCATGTACACGCGGGGAAACATCCCTCGCGCGGCACGAATACCTACCTCTATATCACTTCTGGGCATAACTTCAACGCGCCGCCCAAACGACCGCACAACCTGTGCGTCGGTCTTACCGGTCTGGCCACGCGTCTGGCCACCGTCGTGAGGAAGGTAATCCGTTCCCCAGACGTACCGGCGCTTCTGTAGCTCCGCGACCCACTCCGGAAGCGACTGATGGCTACCTTCCAGATACTCCAGTATGCGAACCTCAGAGTGCAACCGTTGCAGCAGGATCACCGAATTGGCGTCGTTCCAACCCAGATCCCATACCGTATGCACGGGTAACCCCGGATCGTAGGGAACCGGCCGAATGCGGTTTTCGTCCATCATATCTGTGACTTCGCGAGCGTAGATGGCCCCCGATATCACACTGACGCACTTGCCTTCCCAGATGTTGGCGTAATCAACCGGGTTGTGTTGCTGGCAGTAAAGACGCTCCGCTTCCAGAACTTCCGGAAACCACTGATTGTCGTGGTAGTTCATGGCAATAACCTTCGCGCTTGGCGGAGGGCTACCCACAAAACGACGCCATGTGTCGTCCGTATCCAAAGCCGGATTAAAACTTACCCAGATCTCGCTGTTTGGTGTGCGAATGGTGGGGGTCAAAATGTCCCAAGACCGCTTAGACACGGTCTGCGCTTCCTCAATCCAAGCAATATTCACACCTTCATACGACTTGATCGACTCAATCGTATGGCCCGCCAAGCCCGCAAAAATGAACTCCGTGCCGTTACGGCCTCGAATCTCCGCCTCTAGAACATCATAGAACGCACCAAGACCCATCTTTTGAATCTGGTCGGACAAAAGGCGATGCACTGAATCTTTAATCGAGCGTTGAAACTCACGCGCGCAGAGTATTCGCAGAGGGCGAGACGCGCCCAGCGCGATCAACGTGCGGGCAAAAGACCAGCTTTTGGCCGACCCTCTACCGCCGTAAACAACCTTGTACCGATGCGGCTCCAGCAAGAACCCCAACTTCTTGGGTAGTTCAAGCGGAAGCTCTCTCACTTCTTTTTCGCGGACTGCTTAAACGCTTCGGCAGTAGGAGCGCCGGGAGAGCCGGGTTTCCGCATCTTCTCTTTGCTGCCAGCAGCAATTCGCGCCTGTTTGGCGTTGACGTTGGCGTAAAGTCCGGGCTTTTTCATTTGCTAACACTTCCACCGCTTGAGGGCTGCTTTAGCACGCTCTGCGGGGCCGATAGCCTTCTTAACAACCCCAGCCATACGAGCGCAAAAGCTAGCCTTTCGGCCTTCATCGGCGCTAGTCTTAGGATTAGGCGCGGGGGCTTTCAGATTAGACCCGGTCTCGCGGTTGTACTTTTCACGGCCTTTGGCGGTCAAACCCGCGCCTTTGCTGACCGGCAATTTCTCACCTCGGCCGACACTCAGTGATACGCTTTTCTTAGCGGTCACTTTGATTTCTTTGGTGTCGAATACGGCATCGGCTTCTTCTTAGCATCTTTTGGGCTGGGCTTAACTGTTTTCATGTGCATGTTACACCAACTTGATTAAGAGGGATAAACTCTCGCCTTTTTGGGCGTTATCGCGTTCGAACATACCAAGGTGCTTCATCAGGTCGCCCCGTGCAGCGGACTTAGACGCCCACTTGTAGCGAACAACACCCCCGTCCACTTCAACACCCGCCAACGCCATGCGCGTGTCCGGGCTCAGTTCGTGAATATTCTTCGCCGTGCCGTCTGAATTGAACAAACACGCCGGATCAAAAGTCATTTCGCGGTAGATATTTGCCGCCGCCAACTCAACTGTAAGATCGTACTTCTGAGCAACCTTGGAGGCGAGTTCGGCAATTAAAGCCTGTATCTTGGGCTTGCTCAGTAAAGCCGTCGCGTTGGCCTGCACATAGCCCGCAGTCGCCGCAGCAGCAACGCCATTACCGCCGTTTGCAACATACGCTGCTGCGAAACGCGCTTGTTTAGGCGGCATTTGCTCCGTAACCGGCATCAAACTGGCTCTGTTCCGATTCACCAACGGGGTTACTCTTGATAAGTTCCATAACAGCCTTCAGGGCCTGACCAAGACTGTCGTAGCTCATGGCTTCTTCGCCGGGGCCTTCTTCGGCTTCTACGCGCAGCTCTTCCTTGGATACGGCAAAGGTACCGTCAGATTTCACGACGATCTCAATGACGTAGCCTTCTTCCATCATATCGTCTTCCGCCACCATCGCGGTGTCGTCCGCCGCCATTGCGGCATCCGCCATCATCGCGGCGTCATCCGGCGCAGCCATTGCGGGGGCAGGCATGGGCATAGCGGCCATAGGATTTCCTTTAGCTATAAGCAGTCAAAATTATCTGAAAAAAAAATTGGAAAGTCAAGGGCACCCCTTGCGGGTGGTACTTTTCCCAAAAAAAAAAATCGATATTTGTGTGGGAAGGGAAAGCATGGGTGTGTCCCTGCGGAGGCCGGGTCGAAGCGGGGCATGGGGGAAGGGCCGCACATTTCGGGCCGCATTGCAGGGCCTTTTGTTTTCAAACCGGATGCAACAAGCCCCTGCGGCAGGGCAGGCAGCAGGGCAGCAGCAGGGCCCCGGCAGCAGGGCAGCAGGGCCCCGGCAGCAGGGCAGCAGGGCAGCAGCAGGGCCCCGGCAGCAGGGCAGCGGGGCAGGCAGCAGGGCAGGCAGCAGGGCAGGCAGCAGGGCAGGCAGCAGGGCAGGCAGC